GGTTAATAAAGATTGTTGCCCCATCACTTGAGTTTGTTGACCGAGAAACTTTCATTAGACAATTTGCCTCTGAATGTAAGACCTCCGGTTTAGAGTGTAGTTTTGACCATCCATGAGCAGTTTCGGTGTAATCATTATGCAACATGAACCGGTCACTTTGTCGGCATTCATCTTTGAGAATATACTCAACTACTTCACAATTGTTATCCCAACCAGTTGGCATTCCATTCCAACCAAAACTGATGATATTGTCGTTTTTTACCAAAACACTTCCCACTTGAAGTCGTTTAGCATACGACATTTTAGCAATTCTTTCAGCCAAACTCATATATAAATCAATATATTTTTCTTTTTTGAGTTTTTCCTTTTCTCCATCCATCATCTATATTTTCTCCATTGTTTATCATCTTGTTCGAATTACCGTCAGTAATCCAAATCATGCCTTTATTTCGTTTACTTGACAATTGTGCGATTCTTTTCAAATGACCAGATTCAGCATTTTTCTTGCCTTGAACATGACCACCAAGTTTAGCAATTTCAGTTCTTAGTATTGGATCAAAAAAAGCATTTTTTTGTCTTTCTCTACAAACTTCAGCACTTTTTTTACCACCCAAAGATGCGCCTTGTTTTTGTATTTTACTCATGTGACCAGATTCGGCATTTCTTTTTCCCTGTATATTACCCCCGATTGAACAGGCTATTTTCTGCGCCTCATCTGTTTGACCATTCAGTAAATAATATGCTCCCAAATCTTGTTTTTTACCATATTTCTCATAAAGAATTAAATGAGCAATTGCATGTTCTTCACGACTTAATTCAATTAAGTTAGAAGGTTCATCAGTTCCACCCATATGTTTTGGTATTATGTGATGCTTATGTTTCATAGATCCTCCCTATGAAACTATTTATAAAAGTTTTACACGCAGAAAGTAAAATATTCGATAAATAAAGTAAGCACTCACTTCATACGTAGCGCACGACGAAAAAATCATTTCGAATATTTTCGAATCAAGACTCTTCCGGTGCTTCTTCTTTTCTTTTCTTTTTGAACTCAATGCGTGGTGCAATGATTGCTTTAATCATCTCACGCTTGTAGTCGAGTTTGTGATCACCGTTAAGACCTGAAAGTAAAACCTTCAGTTCTTTACTCATTTTAAAGTTTTGATTTGGTTTCATTACCATGTCCAAGAAACGTAAGAGTATCGTGTGCCTTTCGTCACCAGATCAACTCTGTGTGGATAAAGAAAGTTTGATGGGAAAATCATAATCTCACCTGCTTTCAAAGTTATAGGAGTATCTTGCCAAAATACCAAATCACCACCATCATAGCCGCCATTCAGTCCACCAAGAACAGTAAGTGTTGGTATACCTTTGCGCTGACCATCAAACATTGAATGAATGTGATCACAGTGTAGTTTCATTTGTGTATCTTCACGATAACGATTGAAACGAACTTCTGTATAGCCTTGCCAAGATTGATACCAATCACAACCCCATGTTGCAAGTTCTTGATGATATCTCTGTAGACCATCCCAAATTCTTTGCATGATATAATTCTTGTGCTTTACATTTGACCATGCAACAGCAAGTTCTTTATCATACGAATGATTTGAATTATTATGGTAGTCGTAGAACGTGTGTGTTTGAAACTCAGCCTTCACTTCTTCAAGTTCAGCTACAGTCTCTTGACACACTTCTGGTGTGATCCAATCGGAATAGATTTTGAGATATGAGCGTAAGTCTTTGTCCATCATGTATCCTTCAAAGTGGGGCTTGCGCCCCACTGATTAAGCAGCCTTCTTTTCTTCTTGTAGAAGTTTAGGCTCAAAAAATTTCAATTCATTACCAATTTCAATACGCTTTGGTTTCTGATGTTCTGGAATAACATTAATCAGACCAACCCGCAGAATACCATCTTTGAGTTCTGAACTATGTACTTCGATAGTGTCAGCAATGGTAATTGTTTTTGTAAAGTTACGTGCAGCAATACCTCTGTGTAGATATTCTGCTTGTCCCATATCTTCATCTTCTTTATTGCCTTTGATCACCAAAGTATTTTTTTCTCTGGTAATTTCAATGTCGTCTTTACTGAAGCCTGCAACCGCAAGTTCAATAATGTAACGATTGTCATCTACTCTGATAATATTGTGATACGGAAAAGTATTTCCTGCATGTTGCGCTGGCGTAGCAGACAACAATTTTTCAATGTCATCAAAGAAACGATCAAAGCCAAGAGTGTGATGTAGTAAAGGACTAATACGAGTAATAGTCATAGTTTTCTCCTTTTTAAGCAAGTTAAAATACGTGACCCCGAAGGCATCACGGCTTACTTGGCAATCACAAATGCTGTGCGATTGACAAGATAAGTTCTTTGTGGATTACTTTGATTGAAGACTTGAATGAACTCATTGCTGCCTTCTTTAATCACATTATCGTAATCCCGAGTATACACTTCTTCTTTGGTATACTTGTTAATCAGTTTTACTGGACCGTTTTTCACTTTGCTCATGATATGTCACCATTATTCGGTTCTACCTTTTTTACCAATATTATATTTAGCGACTAGTTCCCATTCATCTTTCTCTTTGAAAGAGATGATTTTGATTTGATGAATCGGCGCCATGTTGTTTTCAATTGTATCATAGTTTACAATCTTTAGCAAGCCCCATTCTTCTAATAAATTGGCAATAGCGTTACGTCTTTGTATATCATTTTCGGTAATCGTAGATAACTTACCGTCTAAAGCAAATAGTTCTTTAAAGTGTACAATGTAATACTTACCCTGCTTATGTAAGATATGGCAAGACTGATACAGCACTCTTTCTTTCCGACTTGAAACACCAATTCTCGTAAGTGTTTCTCTTACCTTTAAAAAGTCATCTTGATCTGGTAAGACAACTTCGACAAATTTAGATAGATCAACCATGTCATTTCCTTAACCCGCCCGTGAGGGTTTCTTCTTTTAGTTTTTGGATTTGTTCTTTGCTTAGTATTCGCAAAGCCTCACGTGCTTTGGAATCAGACAGGCCATAAGCCAACTTGACACATTCCAAATCATCGTTTTTTTCAGCCTTAGCCCACTTCGCAAACGGTCTTTTCATAGACCTGACAGTATTTAGCAAATAGTCGAATTGTAGTTTCTTTTCAAGATAGTGTCTACTATTCATCTCATTTGCAAAGGCTAGACAGTCTTTGTGTTGAGATAGGGCTCGGTTGACCAGAAACGGGTTATAGTCTTTCTCAGTTATGTCATCTACGATAAGTTGCTTTTTAGTCTGTAGAATCGCTGTGGCGTAATCGAATGGGCTACTCATTTTTTGTAATTCGAATCTGCGTACTTGATGAGTTCGTCAATCTCATCTTGACTCAATCTTTTGACCGGGGTCAAAGATTCTTGCTCAATCGGCACAACAATCATCTTGTTTCCAAACTTTGTGGTATATCTTTCACCCTCAACGAATGTTTTAGGGTCAGCTTTAAAAATCCAGCCACCCCATTTGTAGCTAGGATTTAATAAAGGTGGAATTGAGATGAAATACAATTCATCCACATTGCGACACTTTCGTAATTGATTTTCTCTGAAAGTGAAAGCATTTTTCTTTACAAATGGTTGCTCTGTTTTCACTTCGATCAACTTACCATCAACAGTCATATCTTTCACGTGATCAAAATGATCAATTGACTCTTGCACTTTGCGACCTAGTGTGTTGAAATAATTCACAAGAATTTTTTCACCAATTCTACCTAGAATATCAATTCTCTGTTCGGTCTTCATTTAAACTCCACATTAGCCATGATTTCTGTCAGACAAGCGACAAGATTAAGTTCATGATCAGCAACGAATGCTTGTTTGTACTGATAGTCAGCAAGAATTAGAACTGCTTGTGGTATACTCTGAGGCTTTGCAATGTCATACAAAGCATCATAGAGTTTGCGAAAGAATGTCGTGTTATCAATTTCAGATGTTGCTGCCCATTTACGGACGGATGTAAAGTCTTTTTCTTTCAGATGTTTGACAATCTGTGAAATAGAAATATCACCAATCTGAGAGAGTATGCCTACATCAATCTTGCCGAGTTTGGAATAGCGTTGCAGTTCATTAATAACACGACGAAAATCTGGAAAGTGTTTCTTGACTACTTCAGCAATTACCTTTTCGTCAAATTCAACTTTCTCTGTACCTAGTATGTGTGTGATGCGTTTGAAAAACGCAGAAGCCATTTGTGCTTTTTCACCATTCTTCAAATTAAATTCAATGACTGCACAACGACTGTGTAGTGGGTCAATGATTTTGTTTTTGTAGTTACAAGTGAAAATGAAAGAACAGTTTGCAGCAAACTCTTCAATCGCATTACGCAAAATTGCTTGTGCGTTTGGTGTTAGATAATCTGCTTCATCTAGAATGATGACCTTACGACCACCGGACAGTGAAACAGATGATGCATAGTTTTTGATTTTGACACGAATTGTATCGACGCCGTTCTCATCAGAACCATTGATTACCATGTAGTCGCAACCGATTTCGTTGCACATGGCTTTGGCGATTGTCGTCTTGCCCACGCCCGCTCCACCAGCCAGAAGAAGATTTGGCATCTCCTTCTGGTTCACGTACTCCTGAAATACTGCTTTCAAACGTTCTGGTAGAATACAATCTTCCACTGTTCGTGGTCGATACTTTTCTGTCCACAGAAGATGTTCCATGGTAACCTTTCACAAAAATCATAATGAAGTAATATTATATCAGTCAGCGTTCAATCTTGCAAGCACTTCAAGATATGGCTCTTTAACTTGCCAATCAACGTTATTCACTCCGTAAACAACAGTTCTTGGCTGCAATTGTGCATTTGTATCTGGCTGAATCAACTCAAATACAGAAGCAACAATATCACGATTGATAGCAATAGAATCACCGTCATGATTCAATGATGCGTTAGTAAAAACAACGAACTTACCCATGATTAACCTTTCTCATATTTTGAACCAGCTTCAGTTGCAATCCAATACTGAATGTTCATTGATTTGTGTTTAAAGTGTGCAATGCCTTTTGAAGAGATAGTTACTGAGTATCCACCAGCAAGCATTTTCATGTTCTCTGTTTTGAACAGCATTTTATACTTATCACCTTTTCCTGAATTAGAAACTTCAAGTGACTCAGTATGGGCAGCATCATTCTGCATATCAAACGCAGTGATGAAAACTTTACTGCCATCTGATTCAACAGAGATGTGTGGTGAAGAGAGAACATTGGCTGCACGTAGAATCCAATCAAAGTCTTCTGCACTCAGATCAAACTTGATTTCTGGATTGTTAAGTTCTAGATTCTTGTCTGGTGCAGCAACAATCATGCTAGGCGCACAGAAACGATACTTGATTTTGCTACGACCCTGTAGACCAGAGATAAGAACGTTTGCCTCATCAAAGTCAATGACTGGTTCTTCTTTGTGAAGAGAAAGAACGGACAAGAAGTTGTTCAGATCATACACACCAAACTCTTTTGGAATTTCTTCGGAGACAATAGCCTCAGCAAGAATATTCTTGTGTGTAGAAATGGTACGAATTGTTTTGCCTGGTTTGAAAACAATGCCTTGATTAATATTAGCAAAGTTTTTTAGTACAGACAGAGTTTCATTTGATAGTTTCATCAGTTACTCCATAATTAAGTTTGTTTTTCACTTGCAGAATACAGTATATCATGTTCATATAAAAACATCAAGCAACAAAGTGCATGTGCTAGGTGATGTTTACCAGATTCGGGATCAATTGCTTCACCTTCTTTGTATGCCCATATGTGTCTTTGTGCGGCATCAAAATATCTATTGATTGAATCTGGGACATGTTTCCAATTATCTGGTTCGTATTTCTCAGCCCCAAATGTCAGAACATCGGCAGTTGCTTTAATTGCTAATGGTGGTAAAAGACCATAACGAATTTTACCACCATCAAATTTACGACCGCCTGTTGTTGCTGTTTGGGATGCCTTAATAGCATCCTTATCCATTATAGCTTACCAGTATATTGAGCAACAGCGGGCATGTTACCAGTAAATGCGTAGGTACCAATGTGCTGTGTTCTCATCCAAGGACACAACCAAATCTTCCCGCCCATCTTGCGCCACATCTGACAGAACATATAGTCTTCTGATAAGTAACGCTCAGAACCACCACCAACACACGAATCGGTTGTGTCGATCACAGTATCAAAGTATGCGTGAATGTAACGTGAGCCATCGAAATGTGCTTGACCAATATGATCGGGCTTGTAACGAATGAAAGGATATTCTTCTTTCATCTTATCAAACACCTGACGCTTGATCATCATATGACCTGTACCAATTTCCATTACTTCTAATGGCTCAGATACTTGGAATTGTTGTGTGCCTTTTACTACGTTGAATACGTATTCACCAACAAGATTTTCAAGTTCTTTTGGATTGAGGTCGGGGTGACGACGAGCAGTTTCAGCAATGTTGCCCCAGTTGATTGACTTCTTAGGATATGGACCACCAATAACATCTTTGTCTAATGCCATAAGTGCCACAACGTCATTCGGATCAAAGTGAATGTCCGAATCGATGAACATCATGTGTGTGAAATCTGTGCGTAGAAACTCATCTACCAAATAGTTTCTTGCTCTTGTGATGAGTGATTCATTGAAGAGAAAAGAAAACT